CCTGATCACAAAATAAAATGTTTGGATAATGTTCTGTTTCTTGACGCATAATGCCAATAACTTTTTCCCAATCACCACTATAAAACTCATGATTTCCAGCAACCATGATAACTGTTTCCCAATTATCGCTGCAATACTGTAAAAATTCACGATATAGTGCAGCCTTGTGACCATTTTCAGCGTTATTACGGATAATACCACGAGGATGGCGATATAGATGATGTGCTAAACAAATATCGCCAGCAAGAACAAGAACATCACTGCCCGTATTCTTGATTGGCGGAAGTTCTTTTCTAAACTCCATATGGAAATCACTATGAACGGCTATTTTCATCGTCGTCATCGTCGTCATCATTTTTCTTGGTTAAGATAATTTTATTATCGGTTGTAATTTTCCAACAAATAACAGTGCCTTCTTCCCAATCCAAAAGTTTTAATGCATCTTCTGGAAAAGGTAATAAAAGTTCACCTGTCATTGCATCTTCTTCTAGTTCAACTGTCCAAGTCTTCGGCATTGATTAACTCCATTAATTGAGCAATTGCAATTTTGGCACTATGACGAATTGCTTCGGCTGGCACCACTTCATTCATCTCACTGATAACGGTAAGTTCTCGCATTGCCAGTGTAATAATATCAGCAGCCTTCCACTCAACCGTAGTTTCCTTTGGCCAAGTAGAAATGCCACTAACAGGTGATCGCTCACCTTGTTCACAGTCTTCTGCAATTCCACGAAGTTTTTCAACGATTTTCATGCTTCACCGATAATTGCTTCTGCATCACTGAGTGGCAGATAATAACCAAGCATAACCTTCATGGCTTCAAAATACTGCTTGTTGTTTTCAAGGTCTTCTTGTTCAAAAGGTTTAAGTTCACCCTTTTCAACTGCCTTGTTGGTCAAGTCATAGATATCGCTGCGAATACGGCGATAGTCTTCAACAAGAATATCACGGAACATGCTTTCTGCGGTTTCGTCACTAATTTCAATCTTATACATTGTGCTTCGTTCTTTCTAAGTAGGTTTCAATTCTGCGATCAATATATTCGTCAAGGTCTGCTTTAAATTTTTCTTTAACAAGCGGCAAAATATGCTGACGAATATTATCAGCCATGCGCCATTCGCCTTCATCATTATGATGCCATTCATCATCTAGCGTATCAACAAGTTTTTCTAGCGAGTTGATAAAATCTTCAATAATTTCACTGCTTTTTCTGACCATGCTAAATCCTAATCCTTGCAAGTAGTATGCAACAGAAATTAGAAAATGTCAAGAACTTTTTAAAGATTGATTACTTGGCAGTTTGCAATAGTTAAATTCTTGCGCCAAGGATCAACAACGATACTATCTGGAATAAAATCATACGATTTAATCCAATCATGATGATAGCTTACAAGATATACTACTGGTTTATCGCCCTTATATTCAATGTTATTGAGCGGATCATGATAGCTAACATTCTCTATATAATGCCCAACAAGCAACGCATAACTACCATCATGCTGAGCAATATTTTCTTTAAATCCACACCCCAATATAACAACTGGTAACCCATAACTGCATAGTTTATCAGCTAGGTTCTTGGCTTGGATTTCACGGATTTCACTTAGATTGCCAAACAAGTCATAGCCAAGATCAATGCTTTGACTAAACCAATTCATGGCAATAATATCACGAGGATGACAAGGGCCACCAACACCCATGCCAGCAGTCATATAAGCTGGCGCACTAATCTTACGAGTGCAATTAGCTAAACCATCGGTTACAATATCGCTGTTACCATATCCAAGTTTATCTACCATATCATGAATTGTATTGGCAAGTGTAATTTTATAAGTTAAGAATGTATTATAAAATATCTTTGTAAGTTCAGCATCTTCCCATTCGCCTTCAACAAGATGAACACTTTCGCCATTAATACTGCGATAAAAATGCGATAGTTTAGCACGATTTGGATTAGATGGTTCGCCGCCTACAATTACAATCTCAGGATTTTCAAAGTCTTTGGCAACAGTGCCTTGCGCAATAACACATGGATTATATAAAATATTAGGAATGATTGTTGCCAATTCACGACGAGTTGTGCCTGGCATAACAGTGCAAATTACACATACTTGCTGTTCTGGTGTAAGATGTTTACTAATCTCAATTAAAACACTCTTTAATATGCTATAATCAAAATCTTTTGGTGGCAGATGACTAGTAGGATTGCTGCCACTATATTCAGGATGATGCGGCGTAGAAACTGCCACAAAGATAAACTCGCTATCTTGCACAGCATCTTTAATGGTGTCACAAACGGGAAATGTAGCTACAACAGGATTGATATCATATCCTATAACAGGATAACTTTTATTGATAACATTGGCTGCTTCTAGCCCAAGTTTGCCTAAGCCGATCATTGATACTTGCATATAATTAATTATCACCGCCCCATCGCATTGCTATGAATGCTTGGTCCATTGGGTCACCGCCTCGCAATTCCCAATATGGTTCGCCATTGTTAAATCTGTGTATGCAAAGGCAATCTGGATAATTGTCAGCCATCCACTTCTTAAACTCCCAATTTACACTGCCCTCGTCGTTAAGAAACCATACGCTCATATGCCAGCGTTGCGGTCCTAACTCATGAACTCTCATTTTAGCCATTATGCAAATTTCATTATAAAAAAAGTATAGTCTTCGGGTGTATTAAATCGCACAAACCATTGGTCATCGTCGTCATCATCGCCAGCATATCGTTGTGCTTTGGCATTAAACTCGGTCAATAGCACAACTTCGTTGAACTCGCCTTTGCTCTTACAATACGTCGCAAAGTTTTTCCACATAGTATTGGTTGAATCGGACCAATTATGCGGAATCCAAAACCCATTTTCAAAATTTAAGTCCATCATGCCGACCATCGTGCTACAAATAATGCTGCTATTTCATCATTGGGAAAATCAATCCAATAATCTTTGCCAGTAAAACTATTAACCTTCCAATGTAAATTATACACATAGCCTTGTTCGGCCATCCAATACACAATATCTGGAATTGGATGCAATTGCTCAAACCCAGTTTCATAATATAACCATTTATGAAACATATCTTTTGGCACTTCAAGCATTTGCAATTTCCCAATTTAGATGCTCATATTCATCGTGCCAACGATACTCCATTATTAAACTACCTGCCCAACCGCTCACGCTATGTTCCCCATACATACCATATTTTAACCAAATGATATTGCCTGATAATTTACAACGATGTGGCATAAAGGCAAACTTGCGCTTCCATATATATTCTGTTTTAATATCGCTCTTTATAGGTTTCATCTTGTTAATAGTGATCCAATCAGTTCCATCAAAGAACTTTAATTCTAGTGATTTTGTATCATACCACATTTGACCTGTAACAGGAACAGGGCGATTATTGTTCATGCCCACCTCATTGCAAACATTGTCATGTCTGCTTCATCCCAGAAATCTAAAAATACTTGATCACCATCACCTGAATTTTTCCAAACTATTCTGCACACGAATCCAAGTTCTTGCCGCATCCGCCAAGAAATAAGAATAGATAATCCATATTCTTTAATGATATCGCGTTTAATTAGTTTCCACTCTTGAAAACTAAGTTGAATCAGCAGATTTTTAATCTTCATGTAAATCTCAGTGCAAAATATAAGATAATGCTATCATCTACCCAATCTTCAAATTCACAAAATAATCCAAATGCAATAGGTCGTCGTATGCCTACTGTTTCACTTTTCTTCGTTTCAGTAGATGTTTTAAGTTTCCAGCCACTACCTTTTTTAGGGTAACCCACTCCATTCTCAACGGGAATACCCAAACCAACATTGCGCTCTAACCACTGCACAACACTGGTTAAACTATGTTTGTTTTTATCTATTCTAATTACACGACTGCTCATAACATTATTATATGTTAAGTTTTGTATTTGTCAAGTGCTTTTTGTAAACTATCTAGCGCCATTTTTTCAAATGTATGATCATGCAATTCTTGGGCAATTTCACGATTTATAACAAATCTTGTTATATTTTTCTTTTTATAATTTTGACAATCTTCAATAGACCACTTGCACATTTTTTCTAATTGTGTAATCGCCGCATCTATTCTCGCTATTGGGTCTTTAATTTGATCATAGCTATGATCAATAATATCATCAAACAAATCAAAACCTAATTTGCGAATATATTTTAAATTATCATGTACCATATTAAAGATTGGAACTTGCCCCCACACAAATGGCTTCATGCTTTTTTCTGTAAAACTGTTTACTTGCCATGTTAATTTTTTTGAATTAGTGATGTTTTTCCAAATAAAAAATCCTACTGAATCTTCTGTTGTATTATATGTATTTAAAATAGTAGGCAAAAGAGATGGATCAAACGCAGTTTCGTGCACTATATTAATAAATGCAGATTGCATCGACGGATGTATGCTAACATACGCATTTATATCATCATTAATAATTGTTCCATCTATAATCATCGGCATAAATTTTTTATATTTTTCTGGTAAAAAATTTAAAAGTTCATTTTCAGAATCATTAAAATAATAGCCACTACCTAAACTTAATTTTCCAAATTTTATTAAATCTTTGTCGATTAACTTTGTTGTAAAATATAATCTATGTGGTCTGACGATTCTTGACAAACTAATAAAATGATGCGTTGGTAATAAATTTTCGGTTGAATCATTAAACATTTCATCTAACAATGTCGATATGCTAGATGTTACAAAATTAATATCATCATCATATTGATGTTCTGCTTCGCCAAATATTATTATATCTGACAATTTAATATGCAATAATTCAATTAAAAAATCACAATATTTTGTCAGGTCATGACGATATGTAGTGGCTTCAATATCTGAATCAATTAATATTTTTAATTTTAAATTATTTTGATGGCAATAATCTTTGTAATAAAGTAATATTTCTTTTTGTTCACGAATAACTTCTTTTTTAAAAAAATTATTATTTTTATATTTGAAAAATTTTACTATAAAGATAAAATTATCATGCAACTCGCACTTGTCTAGTAAGTTAGTTATTCTAACTTTTTTTCCATTATAAGATGGAAGAAAAATATGATAATTTTTTTCATTTGGTTGCATAAACAATACTTAATAAAAAAATCCCCCTTTCGGAGGATTTTTCTTTTTTATCGTTCGATAATTTCCAGAATATCTTGGGGTCGGAACCCCATCTGGTTCTGGTCAAACAGCAAGCATGCTGAACGGAAATCCTGTGCGATACAAAGAAACGCATCGCCGCTATCCATCTTAAATGTAAAACGCTTCATTTTATTAGACCTTTACTTTTGAGAAAAAACTACCAAGGACGAGTGTTGCAACCCAAGTTTCAAAATTCATAGGAATATTCAAAACAGGAAACATTGTATTCAACGCCCAAATCGTAATGAGTGGACCAGCGATTACAAGAATTACGACAAACGCTATCCATCCAACTGCACCAACAGTTGTTTTAATCAGATTAGCCATTCTTATACTCCCTTTGCCAAAATTGCATCATCATATTTTTCATAGGCAGATGCCAATTCTTCATACATTGCACGATCAAGATTATCTGCATAATCACGAAGATCGTTGGCAATATAATAAATTTCAGCAAGCGTATCTGCCTGTGAAATTTCAAGGCGCTTGTGCCGTGCAAGAACGGACTCAATACGAGCGGCGAGAGCAGTTGCTTCATTGACAGTCATTTAACTTCTCCATCAGTTGTCTATATTATAACAATAACACGAATCTGCATGTTGTCAAGCACTATTTTTTATTTTTATTAAAAAATGTGTTCCCTCGTTCACCCATTTTTCATCAGATGTGAACTCATGATAGCTATAATTAAGATTATATTCCTTGATAATTCCTAACAAATTTCTCTTAGTAAGATGTTTTTTATGATTAAAGATTAGCGCATCTTTATTAAAATTTAAAAATACTTTTCTAATATCAATATATGGGTCGGCGTAAAATAGACACAACACATCAAAATTATGCTGACTGTCAATAAAATCTTCTGTGGTTTGATTGATGTATTCTATCTCACAATTTACCTTTTTATTGGGTAAAAAATAAAATTCACTCTTTAAAAATTCTTTTTGTTTTTTTAATAATGTTAAGTCAGGTTCGATGGATATAATTTTCTTTGGATTAAAGAATGATAATAGTGGAATTTTACCACCTAAACCAGACCCGGCATCTACTATAATTTTATTATTGAAAAAATCTTTATAATTGTTTTTATTAAACCAATTTATTAAATTGGTATTCTGATAATTGTCTACATTATCAACCCACGTTTTTTGTGGGTTGACGGTATTTTTTCCAATAAAAGTAACCTTTTCGGTTAATTCCGTATAGGGTTTTTTATTCTCCATTTTCTTCCTCGACGCCATCTTCGGCATCATCGATGTCGCCCAATTCTTCGCTTTCGCGCCATGCTTCCATCTCGTCGATAATATTAAATTCATTCAAAATATCACTTGGGATATTTTCTTTTACCGTTTTAATATCTTCTTCCATATCGATTTCATATTGGTCATCGCCATCTTCGCTATTCCAACGACCACAGAAACCTACGCCTGGCTCATAATAATATGCATTGATATAGAATCCAGAAATATTGTCATACCATTCAGTGGGTGGTGCCCAGGCAGTATCAAATGAAAATGATACGGTCTTGCCATCGTCAGACTTTTCCATATAATCTTCATCGACTTCGGAGATATCCCATTTTGTTGACCAGTTGTCTACACACCATTCATACCAACTCGGATAGCCAAATTCTGCCTGATTGCGAGCGGCAATAGCATCACGTTTCGCCTCATAGTCGTCGCCAATGGGGGCTTCTTCATAAAGTTCAGGTGGACAAGGCAAAAATTCGCTTAAAAGTTTACCGTTTTTAGCTGCACTAATTAAACGTTCAATTTGTGCAGGATCATCATGAGTAAATGTTGCACGATTAAAACACCAGTTTGGCAAAATAGCCTCCTTTTTTGCTTGATAATATCTAATATAACACTAAAATTGCTATTGTCAAGCATTATTTTTTAGAGGAAAATAAGCCTAAATAAAGATGTAGGTCACGGAATTGGCGTTCCCACCTACTCTATCGCCTAGGGGGGCAACAGTATGAATATTTACTATGTTTATGCGTATATTCGCAAAAATGGAACTCCTTATTATATTGGAAAAGGTAAGGGAAAACGTGCGTGGCAACCACATCGCCGTGGGTTTTTGCCTGTTCCAAAAGACCTAAACAGAATAATAATTTGTGAGTCAACTCTTACAGAAATAGGTGCATTAGCGTTAGAACGTCGACTTATAAAATGGTACGGTCGCAAAGATATAAAAACTGGTATTTTATTAAATTGCAGTGATGGCGGAGACGGTGCCCAACAAGGTCCAACAGTTCGTGATAAAATGAGCAAAAAAGCAAAGCAAAGAGTAAAAAATCCTGATTATCGCAAAATGATGAGCATTGCTGTTAAAAAGTCAATGACAGAAGAAAGAAAACAAATATTGCGAGAAAAATCATTAGCCAATAATTCAAAACCACCAAATCATAAAGGTAAAAGAAGATGGACTAATGGATTAGAAAATAAAATGTCATTAAGTTGTCCAGGCAAAGGATGGGTAATCGGAATAACAAGATTTAAAAAAATTAGCGGCGAGGCAGGTCATACTGACCTAAATTGCGACCTTGTATAATACTTTTTAATTTTTGTGGATATGCCTTGCCTGTATCTGTGTAATTTATCAATTTAGGGACCAGTGGCAACCCAACAACAGGCTTACCAGATTTACGGAACTGTGCACGGGCTTGGCGGAAATCATCATACGCATCATGGCTGTTTAAGTTTGCCATATATGCAGCAATGCTTTGATTCGGTGAATCAAATGCGCGATATTTCTCGCCATATGGTCCTTCTACTCCACCAGTTTTTGCCCATGATTTTTGACCATAAAAAGCATTACTGCTTTGTGTTTTTGGGTCTTGCCCCCAACTACTTTCAATGCCAGCTTGTGCTAGCGCAATGCTTGGTGGAATGATATCAATCTTTTTTAATAGTTCATCTGGCTTGTTTTCGCCATACTTTTCTATCATGCTACTAACCCAAACATTTTCCTCACGACTTAACTTATGCCCGCTTCTAATGGCTTTTATATCCATTATTAATCGTTTGCGATCATTCAAAATCTTATTATTTTCTGCCTGTACAAACGGCAATAGTGTCTTTACAAATGCTTGAACTCGTTCATTTGGCTGCATCTTATCAACATCAGCTAATCCTTTTGGAAAGTTAGGATTAACTTTTTTCTCTACTTTTTCAGGCTCAGTTTTCTGTTGAATGTCAGTTTGCTGAGGTTGTTGCGTTTGGGCCACAGTAGTGGGAACCTCTGGTGATTTTGGAGCATTTATGGCAGAATATCCACCAAAACCAAGTCCACCTGCCACTGCACCTGCTGCTGCAAGGCGTTTTAACCTATCTGTCATTGGGCCTTCAACTAGGTCTTCGTCGTATAATTCGTTTAAGAGCATCAAATATTTATTGATTAACCCGTCTTTTTATAATATAGTCATTTTCTAGACTAAATATCTATGCTTCCAAATCAAGTGGGTAACGGAAAGCATGGCGACGATACTGTCAAATTAAACTATGGAGTAAAAACCAAACGTTGCCTCAACAAATATTAATAATAATATTGGTTGAAAAATAATTAGACAAAAATTGTTGTCTATGATATAACCAAACATCTGAAAAAGGAAAATACAAAATGAAGACTTTTATTACAACTACTATGGCTCTATTGGCTCTTACTGTTGCCGCAAGTGCAACTGATCTACCAAGCAAGGCAAAGGCTCCTGTTGCACCAGCACCAGTTGTTGCTGCTGCTCCTGCTGCTAGCGTCGATAGCCTATCTATCAGCTATTCACAAGACTTGGGTTCAAACTTTGGTTCAAAGGTTGATGACTCATACAACATTGGTTACACTCACCAGATCGGTGGTGGGTTCTCAGTTGGTGGTCTTGTTAATGCAACACAGAAGACTGACAATGCAATCACTAATTATGGTGAAGCACAGGTTGGCTATAAGCTAACTGCATTTGCTGGCGTAACTCTCGGCGGTAAGGTTGCTGTTGGTGAAAAGCTAACAACTACTAACTTCCCATATTATGCACTTTATGGCACTGCTGACTATGCACTTGGCAATGGCGTTACTATCAATGCTGTTCAGTATCGTTATCGCAGCGCAATTGACGAAGCTACCTATGGTTGGGTTAGCCACCAGATCGGCACTGGCGTATCATATGATATCACTTCAAACTACACTGTTAGTGCAAAGGTATATCGTTCATATGACAGCAGCTTTAACAACACTGGCGACGGTTTCGGCGTTGGTCTAGCAGTTAAGTTCTAATCTAGTCTAGATAGAATAAAGAAAAGGCGGGAATTTTTCCCGCCTTTTTTATTTGTTATTTTTTCATCAATCTTGCAATTTTTGCTTTTGCATCTTCGCTAGATTTAGGGAAGTTTTGTAAGGATGGTGTCAATAATTTGACAGGTTTTGGGGTTGGTTCGGGTTTGGGTGTTGGTTTTTTGACAAATTTGTCTAGAACATAATCATATTCTTCTGACCATCGTTTATCGGTTTCAGCTATCCACTGATCCAATTCCCAAATTCCCTCTGCTGTCTTAAAGATTAACAAGACAGTTGCGAGGATTAAAGTTATAATTAATGGCCACATAATATAAATTTATCATAATTGGGCTGTTTGTCAATGGTTTTTTAAATCATAATATAATTAAAAATAATGCTTGACAAATCTCTAAGGTGTGGTATTTTAAGTCATGGGGCAATGTATGCCCCCTTTTGGGCAAGGTCTGCCCGCCACCGTAAGGAGTTTACTATGGAATATCGCAGTTATTATTTCGGATACGGAATGAACACTCACCCTGATCAGATGGCAAAGCGTTGCCCTGATGCTACATTGGTAGGTGTTGCCCATCTGAACGACTATCGTCTTGTGTTTCGTAATCATGCTGACATTGAGATTGAAGTAGGTAGTATTGTCAGTGGTGTGTTATGGGAAGTCAGCGATAGCGATATGATTGCGCTTGACCGTCTTGAAGGATTTCCCACATATTATTTGCGTCAGCGTGTGTTGGTTCAAACCGACACCGAAGCATATATTGCTTGGGTGTATAGCATGGCTGATCAAGATTATGAAATGACGCCTAGCGCATCATATTATGATATGTGCACCGAAGGTTACAAGCATCATGGTGTTTCTACTGCTCAACTGGTAGAAGCAAAAGAAGCAGCACCATCGCAGAAATATGTTGACACGAAGTATGATTACGGGTATGACTACTTTAACGATCAATCTTGGGAACGCTTTGATAATGGCGTTGACGAGCGGTATGATCGTTATGTGTCACAGCACTATGGTTTCTATGACCGCAATTTGGAGAAGTAATAATGGCTAAGTCCGCACTGATGCTCAAAACCAAACCTAAAAAGACGGTTGTTCGTCAACCTAAATTTATGGATGAAAAGTTCACTGGTCCAGAACCAGTGTGGACTGATGTTAAAAAGTGGTCTCCTGACAAACTGCGTCAGGAGATTACTCATGCTCTATATTTCTACAATTATTATATGAGTGCTGCCGATATGCGCAAGTATGTTGTAGAATTTGGTCAGCAGCATCTTAAATGGGGCAAGGCAGAAATTGCTGCATTTGCTGAATGTGAAGATAGCCGTGTTGGAATTACCATCGGCAGTATCTCTAAGATGATCTTGCGTGGTTGTCCGATGGCTCCTGATGCCGAGTTCATCACCAACAAGATTGCAGAATTGCTTGCCTATGGTAACGCTCGTCTTGCTGAAAAGAAAGAAGTAGTGGTAAAGCCAATTGCTAAGCGCAATGTGCAAGATCATATGCGCGATAAGTTGGCTGATACTATCGGTGATCTTGAAGCCATGTATGATACGATGATTGAAGGCACTGCCGAGTTGCCTGATTTCATGGCTTATTTCCGCGAAGGGAATATGCCACAGGCATTTGTTGCTCGTATTCGTGAAAAGTATGCAGAACAGTATGCAGAATTGCTTGAAGGTCAAGACAAGAAGGGCGATGCTGCCTTGCGTGAAGCATATGCTTGGATGACCAAGCCAGTGTTCAAGCGTTATGATGCTTGGTATAAGGCACTCTTTGATGCCCTCACTACCTATGGCGTAGTCAAGGCTGCTGTGCGCAAGGTTCGTAAGGCTCGCCCGCCGAGCAAGGAAAAGGTGGTTAAGAATGTCAAGTACATGACAGAGTTCAAAGAACTTAATGTTGTGTCTATCAATCCTGTGGATATCATTGGTGCAACCGAATTGTGGGTTTATAATACTAAGACCCGTAAGATTGGCAGGTATGTTGCTGCTGTGAGTAGTGGCGTATTGGGCATCAAGGGCAGCACTATTCTTGGCTTTGATGAAAAGCTGAGCGTAGCAAAGACGCTGCGCAAACCACAAGAACAGATGAAGGCATTTATGGGTGCGGTCAAAATCCAACTTCGTAAGTTCATGGATGGTATTCGTGCCACAGAAATTGCCTTGACAGGTCGTCTAAACGGTGATACAGTAATTCTTAAATCAATCAAGTAAGGTGATTTATGAAATACGACAGTGGCTACTTGGATACTCACACTCGTTGGGTAAGAATGGATGGTCGCAATAAAATGCGGCAGCACTATACCCATCGTATCACTGTTTACAGTTTTCGGGAAATTGGCAAATTATATTATTATATTGTCAATAACTTTGAAAATTATAGTTCAACTTGGTATGAATCTTCGCCGCCCGTGATTTTTTATCAGCGCGAATCACATGGGCGAGCAAATTTTTACCTTAATGAAGAAGATTTGGTGAAACTTATCATAGGATATGTATAATGACAAATTACAATCACTATCGGATTATCAATGACCTAACAGGTCTTGCCAATAAACTTGGATTTGAAATTACTCCAAGTCGTGGTGCATTTAATTCTTATGCTTATGAGCAAAGTAATGGCACGGATTTTGCACTTACCGTTCCAAAAGATGATGGTGAGATATTGCCAATCTATACACGTGGTGTAACGATATACAGTGGCACGGCAGAAGACTGTATCCACTTTATGCATGGTTGGATGAAGTATCGTGAGTATATTAGTATTCTTGGCTTTAAGGACAAGACTATTGCTGATCGTGAAGAAAAGTTATCAAGTAAGCGTAAAATGGATCGTATGACAAAGGCAGTCATAGATGGCAAAGACCCAGGTCCAGATTGGTATGAAGGAAAAGATGAGGAAGATGTCCCCTTCTAAACCTATCACGGTTTTTAAAATTTCTTTACCCCAATCAACTTGGGAACATGGACGATATGGATTATCCAAAGTTCGGCAAGAAGATGAAGTAAGATTATTAGCCAATATAGCGTGGAGTGAGGAAGAAAACTATCGTTGGGTGCGAGAAAACGCTGTTGCAAACAGCGTAACTTTTCATGCCCAACTTGCCTATGATACACTTGACTATCGTGTAGCCGTGACCGCTCAATTTGAACCAGAAGATTTGACATACTATCTTATGGCATTTGAAGTAGCGTAAATAACGGTATGATAGTTCATTGTTTCCGTATGGGTGATGTAGAAGATGCTCAACTCTATGCTGCTGGTCCTATAATAGAATGGCAAAAGAGTGAGGCTGGTGCGTGGGTTATGGAACATGCACTACAAACTCCGCTATTCAGAACAGGCATAAACAGTCCTGATGGTTATATTGGTTATGTAGTAACGATTGAAGCAGATTTCACACCAGAAGATGAAATTTATTTCTGGTTGAGATGGGGCGATGAACTAACTAGCCACCGTCGTGATTATGATTAATAATTTTTACAATTATTTCCATGCCATCTTGAAAAATTGCTTACATCTACTTCTTTAATACAGTGAGGACAGATTAGTTTTTCTCTATTAAGCGCCTTTTCTTTTAATTTAGATTTTGTTTCCGTAGTATGTGGTTGTCTTAAGTTCCACGAGAACTTGTCTTTTTCTTTTGAACTACGCCCAATACTCATTTTTAATTTTTCTTCATCTGTTCTTGGAATACCTTTGTTCCATGGGGTATTTCCTTTTTTTGCAGCAGATATCTTTTCACAGGTTTCTTTTGATATTATTCTACCAGACGGACCATCGCCACCTTCTGTTTTATTTCTTAATATACCTGTTCCTAAATCTATTCGTCCATGCTCTTCTATTAATTTTTTTTCTAATATAAAAGCATCATCTTCTGTAAGGTTATATTTTAAAATTATTATTTGAGATTCGTTTGTTGGTTTTCCTACTTCAAGGCGTTGTTTTTTCCATGCTCGTTTGTCTTTTCCCTTACCAATATAGTATGGTGTTAGGTCTGATCTCAAATATGCATATACATAATAACCACTTGGTGGGTTTTGTCTGGTAAATACCATTGCTGTTGCTCCTATAAGCGATAGAGTAGTTGGGAATCCCCATTCCGTGAACTACAACTATATTTATAACCATAAATATATTTTAACGGAGCAATTCATGGCAACCTTACAAGAACTTAAAACACAAATATTTGATTATGTTTTGTATAGTTTGGGCGGAAACATGGTTGATGTTGAACTCGATCCTGCTCATTATGAAATTGCATTAAATCAGTCTCTTGTTAGATATCGTCAACGCAGTGCGAACAGTGTTGAAGAAAGTTATTCATTTTTAGAGTTGCTGCAAAATCAAAACACCTACACACTGCCAAACGAAGTTATTTCAGTGCGCAATGTATTCAAGCGCAATATTGGTGCCAATAGTGGAACCGCTTCGCAATATGAACCATTCGAAGCTGGCTTCGTTAACTTCTATATGATCCAGTCGGGTCGTGTTGGTGGTCTTGCAACTTGGTATCTTTATAGTTCATTTTTGAAAGAAGCTGCTAAGCTATTTGGTGGTTTTTTAAATTATCAATATAACACTGTTACTAAGCAATTAACAATCATGCGTCGTCCACAAGCAGATAAAGAAACTATCTTGCTTTGGACAGAAAATTATAAGCCAGATATCACGCTATTGACTGACATATACAGCTATCCATGGCTAAAAGAATATACTCTTGCAAAATGCATGATGATGTTAGGCGAGGCTCGTAGCAAGTTCTCAACATTGCCTGGCCCACAAGGCGGAACTAGCCTTAATGGAACTGATCTTATTACTCGTGGTCAAGCCAAGATTGATGCTCTTGAACTTGAAATTACAAATTATATGACTGGCGAGACTGGAATGTGGTTCGTAATAGGCTAATATTTTAGGTTCGTCATAGGATAAAGATTTTATACAA